TCATCATTTTGATGCATAGGAATTTGTGACTTTTTTGACATATATTTTAACGTATAACCAATAGAGGCATCACTAACATCACCAATATGATAAGTACCAATAGGCTTATTATTAAGAGCCCAAGCACGTTCAATATTGTCTCTATTAGCGTTAAAAAGAATGACATGATAATGCGGACGTTTTTTAGTCGACCCATATTCACCCACTGCATAATATTTAAGTTTTTCATTTTCTAATTTTCTTAAACGTTTAAAAAATTTTTGTAAATCAGATAATTTTAACGTCATATAACCATTTTCCGTAATTGGTACATATTGAGTATCGTATGTTAAGGTAAGAAAAAGAGCGGATATACTCCGCTCTCCTTCCTTAACTAACCTAAACGACCAACCACTTGTGCGGCGTTTTTTACAGGGGGGACATTTTCCACATGGAAATGGTATATGTTCTCCTTTTATTTGTTCTTTTTTATAAAATGGAGTAATACACCTACTACTCATAATTAAAACATTGGAGTACCATACTTTGGCATAGGTCTAATTGCCTTAATTTTATTTAATACATGACAATATAAACTATCACCCTCAGGATCTTCTACAGCAAAAATTCTTTTTGTTGGATTACATTCAATAAATGATGTACTTAAAGTTGGTTGAGTATCAAATTTTCTACCTAAATGCCAATAATCTAAAGTTGTTCTAAAATCACCAGCAACTCTACTAGGCATATATTTATATTCAGCATAACGAGGAACATAACCAAAAGTTTCCTCTGCATTACCTGTATAAGCATAAATTTCAGCATTAGTTACAGGTTGTTCACCAATATTTGCAAATGAAGGCCAATAATAATCTAATGTATCATTTTTTAAATAAGTTTTTGGTATTCCTTGTTGATATGCAGTTTTAGGCATAACTGACATGATGCCAATAATATATCCATGCTCTTCACAATAATAAGATCCACTTCTACCACTAGAAACTGACATACCATGTCCAGCCATATTACCTTGAGGCAAACCATCAGTTTGTCCTGTAGTATTTACAATTTCAGAAATTACAACAGGTGATTTTACACCTGTAATATATTCAGGTCTTTGTAATCGCTTATCGGATGATCTTACACCGAAATGTGTTAAAATATTTTCAATATAACGAGTACCACCACGGGCATTTTTTTCTAACCATTCTTGTAATCGAAAAGCACGTCTTAAGTCATTAATTGTAGTTGGTTCTACATCTGCAGTAATTTGAGGTACATATAAACCATCAGTTAAAGGACTTGGAACACCGCCATTTACATCATATTGTCCAGAAACTGCTTGTACGTCTGGACTTCCATTACTATTTTTTCCGGCTACTTTTGTCCAAGGAACATCAATTTGTCCTAGTGGAATATCAACTGCAGCACCTTTTTGAGCAAAAGGTAATGATGCAGTAAAATAATCGTGTTCCCATGCTCTTTTACGTAAAGTACATAAATCTGCTCTTTGTGCACCAGCATCACCATCAGCTAGTTTATAGTTTACAGGTGCAACTAAATTTTGATCTCGATAATATTCATTATAGATACATTGATAAGCAGCAAATGGTAAAGCATTAATATTTTGAACTATTGTACCACCTGAAGTATTTGGAGGAACTCCCATATAATCCATAAATTTTACATATGGATCCCAAGCCGCTGATCCTGAAGTTGCTAAATATGGAGATACCAAACCACTATTAGCATCAGTTATAAATTTTTCCCAATTTGACCATACAATACGATTAGGAACAAAGAAATAATGCATACTAACGTCCATTCTATGCATTACAGGAGCAATCATTGGTGCAAAACGAATTAAACTTTCACAACCTAATTCAAATTTGTCGCCAGGAACACATTCTAATGTTAATATAGGAGTTAAATTTCCCATATCTGCAGATAATTTCACGTCATGCGTGAGGTCAAAGACATTCTTTTTTGGTCTTTGTAACTTAATGGAATTGAATAAATTTTTTCCCATTGTTTTGTTTTTTATTTTTAATAAATTAAAATATGGGGGTGACTAACCCCCTTATGTTATAGTCGAATTCCGCCACGTGATACATAGTATGTGCGGCTTACTTTACGCTTGCCATAACCGCGCTTTCGAGATGAGCGGCGATATGAGTTTCGTCTTCGCATTTTTTTGTTTTTAATTTGTGATTGAAATATTTATATAAAGCTTGTTCAACATACTTTTTTAATAACTCTTTTTCTGAATTGTCAGAAGTATTATACAACTTAATAAGCCGTAAAATTTGTTCTTGTGTATATAATCTCATATTAATTTTTTATTCTTGGTTTTGCACCTTTGCCACCAAATAATGCACCTAAAGTAATAATTTTATCTAAAAAAGGAGCTATATCATCAAAATCATCTTTTGCCTCTTTCGTATCTCTAAATGTTTCTAATACTTTCGAATAAATTTGTTCTTGTGTAAAATCTTCAGTTACAATTTTCTTTCTTGTTAAATCGTTTCCAATTTCCATAGATTTCATCATTGCTTTTTGTACAGCTATTTGAGTATTTTTTTCAGCTTTAATAAATTTATTGGACTGAGTAATACCATTTATTTCTTCTTTTAACTTACTTCTTACTAATTCATTAGTAGCTAATTGATCTGCTTTTAATTGAGTATCGGCTTGAATATTCTTAGTTCTTTCTTCAGTTTGTTTTAATTCAACTGAAGGTTTTGCCATAAGTGTCTCTTTAGTGCCTCTGCCAATTTCATTTTGTAAATTACGCCAATCGGTATTTGAACGAATATACGTTGCTTCGTCATTTGTTTTGCTAATATTGGCTTTAGTTTGTTCAAGTTGAGCCTGAGCAGTTTGCATACTAAGGTCTTGAAGTTTTAACTTGTTTGATTTGCCTAAAATTGCCAATGAATCGGGATCCAATTTTGGGGCAATAGCATCAGTTGACCTTACAGGTGCAGCAGTGTTTGACTGGGTATATATCAAATTAGGGTTTAATCCTGCCTCTTTATATCTCTGCATTTGTTGTTTTGGAGCATTAAAGGCATTCTGCCTATTCCAATCTTGTAATGCCCATTGTCTGTTTTTTGCGTTTGTGTATACTTGTGAGCCTGTATTAAGAATACTTGCTCCGAGTTGTAACCATGGTTCTAAACTCATTGTTATATTTTTTTTTGTTTATAATACACCAAATCTTTTTTTATTTGGTTTGTTCACTCGGTTGTCGTCCGCTTCGCTCCCTCCGACTCGTTCACTTACCAAATTTTTTAGATTTGGTGTCAATAAGCACTAATATATCAAGGGTTTTTAGTGCTTATTGTCTGACGCGCTACGCTTGTCTTCATAAAAATAGCTACGCAAGTAAACTTGCATAGCCATTTTTCTGTTAGTCAAGTGTTGTAACATCTTGACTTTGGATATCTTCAATATCCTCTTTAGACAGTTTACCGACTGTCTTTTCTACTTTTTTGCTCTTTAAACGCTCCTCGATTTCAGCAAGTTCTTGACGAGCAGCTATTTCAAGTTCTTGCCTTTCAGCTAAATCAAGTCTGCGAGGGTCAATACCATCGCCATCTTCTCCTTCCCAAATTGGTTCATTTGAACCGCCTAATGGTAGACCATTAGCGTATCTTTGTAGTATTTCACGTACTGATAATGATTGATCAGGTATTGTCTGAGAAGGTTCAAAATTCTTCTCAGCATCATTATATTCCTGGGCATTAAGAATGTTTCTAATTTTCATAAATAATTTGATTTTCTTTCTGACTCAGCAACCTTATGCATTTTTTTAAATGCAAATATATGCCTCTCAGATAATGTTTTTTCTTGTTCAGTAAAATTGTTAAATTCTTTTGATATTTGTATATCTAATTCTTCACTTATTTTAGCCATATATACATTAATTTTACCCTTTTCTTCTTCATTATACATTTTATCTTTATAATAACGGGGCATAGCTATTTTTTTACCATCTTTAATTGGTACATACATACGTTTTTCTAATTCATTTTTATGCCAATTAATCATTTGTTTAGTCAAATAATTACTTCCT